GAAGATTGTTGCCCAAATAATTATGGAGAAGATGATGAGTGAATATAAATACACATATAGATTTAGTGAGCAGACAGTAGATACTAGATACTACAAAGTAGAATCTAATAAGAAACTAACCTATCATGAGATGCAAGATATAGCATGGTCAGCAGAGCAACTAGAAGGTAGTTCTTATAAAGATGAAGATGGTAAAGCTACCTTTGAAGGTACTGAGTATGGAGATGATGCACAGTATCAAATGGAAGAAGGACAGGAGGACTTAGTAGATGATTAAATATATTATATACACACAAAAGAATTGCGTATACTGTGCAGAGGCCAAGTCATTACTAGATGATATGGAAGAGGTATACGAAGAGAGGGTATTGGATACTAAAGAAAAGATAAAAAGATTTAAAGAGGCCGGACATAAAACTGTACCACAAATCTTTCTACACATAGGAGGATTTCATGAACTAGAAGAGTTTATATTTGAAGGTAAAAAAAAGGAGAGAAAGAATGACTAAAGAATATTTTATAGACGAGCCTACATTTTTAGAATTAAGTTGTGAACTTGCAGATAGAATGTTACAGAAGAAGGCCGGCAAAGACTATGATAGTTTTATAACTGTAGATAAAAAAGGTGTGGAGATATATACTGATGAAGCACAATTATTATTTGAAGAATACCTACAAGAGGTTACAGATATTTTAATATTAAATAATATATGTCCAGATGATATTGAAGAAGATATAGAGTTTATGCCTGACTTAAAGTTGGTAGATGCTGTACAACCAGAAGCAAAGATACTACCATTTAAAGGTAAGATAGGTGCTATCTCAGGAGATAAAGATGAGTAAAAAAATTAAATGTCATAGATGTAAAAAGAATGAAGCATATCCAGAAGATATGGAGAACAATGCATCTAATCTTTTATTATGTGATGACTGCTATACAGAACTAAGATACTTAATGGCAGACTATTTAAATATAAATATTCAGGAGATTAATATATGAGTAAAAGAATATTAAAAGCAGTAAGAGAAGCTAGCATATCTATAGCATCTTGTTTAGATGAACCTAGTGAAGTAACTAAAAAAGATTTAGAACATATACAAGACCAGATAACTAAGATAGAAAATTATTTAACACCTTTTTATTTAGAAGAGTTAGAGGAAATAAAGAATGAGTAAATTAAATTATAAAGAAATAAAACAACGAATAAATGTTATTGAAGATAGGTATTACAAAGGTTGGAAACAATCTGAAGAATGGTGGAGAGTTACTGGAGATGTAAACTCAACCGATAGAAGATTATGGACTTACTATCACAACCTATTGAATAGGAGTTGCATAGAATAAATATCTATGGTATAATAAGGATAGAAAATTATGATAAAAATAAAACAAATAATTAGAGTACCTTATGTTGTGTTAAATAATTTACTTGACACAAGATATAGGAGAAAGATTATGAAGAAAAATAAAAGGAGAAAGAAAAATGTTTCTAATAGCACATTATAAATTTATGTCAAGTAAAAATTTAAGAAGGTGTGAATGGACTGAGAAATTTCCTATTGACCAATTAGTTGATGAAGAAAATAAAGTATTAACTTTTAAAACTGAGAAGGAAGCGAAGGAGGCAATGGTATCTTGGGGAGTTGATTTAGGTTTAGCCGAGGAGTCCGGTGTAGTGATAGAGAGAATACAATGATATGTGCACAGTTCACATTATATTTTTTTCTTGGTGGAATTTTAGTAGGAATGTTTATAATTTTATTAGCTTATTTATTAGCTAGATAGGAGTAACAATGTACGACCCAGTAGTATTAAATATATTAGAAAAGAATGTTAAGGATTTACAAGAACAATTAGTAAATGCTAACAAAAGAATTAAAAGATTAACAGACGAGAACTATAAGTTAAGAAGAGAAATAGAATTAGTAAAAGATAATGGTAAAAGAATTATCAATGATAAAGGAAGTGCGTGGATAGGAGATGCTGAGATGCCTGATGCCGGCCATTTAAAAGATGAGTAGTGATAGAGATAGGAGATTAAAGGCTACAGGTTCTTGGTTTCAAAATCCAAAGAGAGTTAAATACTTATGGGTAAATAATATATTTCCTATATTATTACTTGTAAGTTTATTTATTTTGTTATATAATTATTAGGAGAATTAAGATGCAGAATCTTTGGGATAAAGATGAGAAGAGAATGTACAGAAAATTATTTAAAGAATATAAACGAGAAGGTTGTTCAAATGAAGAGGCAAGTATGCTAGCGAAACAGGATTGTAAAAATAGTATTGGCCTTGATATTTATTCAGCAGAATTAGTATATAATAAAACTTTAAAAGATTTTGATTGACATTATGAAAAAAGTTATTATAATAATTAAATATATATATAATATAATTAATAATTATTTATTAAAATATATAATAAATATATTTATATTATTAATATCCTTATGGGTATTATATATATTTATTATGATGATATATTATACATTTAAATAAAGGAATAAAAATATGTGGTTAGAAATATTAATAATATACACAGTAATATACACATTCATAGGGTTGAATAACTCTGCGAGTATGTTATAATGCAAAGTAAATGGATAAGTAGAGGGAAGTGCCCATGTGGTAATTCCAGCAATGGATATAACATACATGCTGATGGTCATGCCTTCTGCTTCTCCTGTCAAAAACGATTTAACAATGTAGGAGAGGCAAAAATGGAAGCGAAAGTTGTAGATATACAAAACAAAGTTTCAAGTACCGGTGATTATGGAGGTCTGGGAGATAGGAGAATAACTGAACAGACTGCCAGAAAGTATAGGACAAAAATAAAAACGAATGGTTCTATTATTTCACATCACTACTATGAATATTATAACACTGAAGGTAGCCATGTTGCTACTAAGGTACGACAAGTAGAAGGAAAAAGAATATGGTCTCAAGGAGATATGACTGATGCCTTATTGTTTGGACAGAATCTATTTAAATCTGGTGGTAAATATATTACTATCACTGAAGGTGAGATAGATGCCATGTCTGCTTATGAGATGTTAGGAAGTAAGTGGGCAGTAGTATCAATAAAGAATGGAGTTCAAAGTGCAGTGCAGAATTGTAAGCAACACCTAGAATACTTAAATACTTTTGAGAATGTGGTGGTTTGTTTTGACAATGACAAGCCTGGGATTGAAGCATCTCAAAAGGTTGCTCAGTTATTTGAACCTAACAAATGTAAGATTGTAAGACTAGAACACAAAGACCCTAATGAATATCAGAAGATGGGTAAGGCTAAAGACTTTATACAAAACTGGTGGAGTGCAGAAGCATACACACCGGCAGGTATAATGAACTTATCCAGACTAGGAGAATCATTATATGACGAGAAGGATTGTGAGACTATACCTTATCCTTGGAGTGCCATGAATGAAAAAACATATGGCATGAGGACAGGAGAATTAGTTACCTTTACATCTGGTGCAGGCATGGGTAAGTCTTCTATCATGCGTGAGTTAATGCATCACATACTTAGAAACTCTGGTGATAACATAGGTATATTAGCACTGGAAGAGAGTACAAAGAATACTGCATTTAATATTATGTCAGTTGAGGCCAATGAAAGATTATACATCAAAGAGATAAGAAATAAATTCTCAAGAGAACAATTAAATAAATGGCAAGAAGACACGATAGGTTCTGGTAGGTTCTTTGCCTTTGACCACTTCGGTTCTATAGGTAATGATGAGATACTATCTAGAGTTAGATACATGGCAAAGTCTTTGGATTGTAAGTGGATATTCTTAGACCATTTATCTATCTTAGTTAGTGGACAAGATGATGGAGATGAGAGAAAATCTATTGATGTATTGATGACTAAGTTGCGTTCACTGGTAGAAGAAACTGGTGTAGGTCTTCTCTTAGTATCACATCTGCGTAGACCTTCAGGAGATTTAGGCCATGAGAATGGTAAGGAAGTAACTCTATCACATCTAAGAGGTAGTGCTAGCATTGCACATCTATCCGATAGTGTGATAGCATTAGAAAGAAATCAACAGGCAGAAGATGATGTCATAGCTTGTACAACAACGATTCGTATTCTAAAAAATAGATACACAGGAGAGACAGGTGTATGTTCTTACTTGCATTATGATAAAAACTCTGGTAGAATGTCACAAATAGACAATCCTTTTGAAAATGATTTAGAAGGAACAACAACAGGAGTTCAATTATGAAATGTTATAACTGTGGAACAGAATTAACTTGGGGAGGAGACCATGATTGTGAAGAAGACGAAGACCATGCTATAGTTACAAACTTATCTTGTCCTGAGTGTGAGGCTTTTCATTTAGTATATTGGGGTCACAAAGGAGAAGAAGAAGATAAACAACTTTGGATAAAAGGTTATAAAGAGTGGTTAGATAACAAAAAGGAAAAAGAACCAGAGATGTGGGAGCATTATTGTGATACAGAAAAAAGTATGATGGAAGTAGGTAAAGGAGAGCCTTGTAACTGGTGTGGAAAGGAAGAGAATGAAAGTAATCCTTGATATAGAAACAGATGGTTTTAATCCTAGTAAGATACATTGTATTGTAGCAAAGAATGTAGATACTAATTTGGTTACTGTATTTGACCCAGATACTATGTATAGTTTTAATAGCTGGGCTAAGAAAGTAGATAAGTTTATCATGCATAATGGTTTATCTTTTGATGCACCGGTTCTTAATAGGTTGTTAGGTACAGGAATAACACCAGATAAAATAATAGATACATTAATTTTGTCACAGTTATTTAATCCTATCAGAGAAAAAGGACATAGCCTTAGAGCATGGGGAGAAAAACTAAACATGCTTAAAGGTGGAGAAGATGTAAACTTTTCTAAGTATGATTTTAATATGTTGAATTACTGTAAACAAGATGTAGAAATAACACATGCTGTCTATAATGAATTAGTAAAAGAAAGCAATGGTTTTTCTCAGGAGTCTTCAGACCTTGAACATAATATAAGATTAATACTAGACCAACAAGAGAAGAATGGTTTTGCTTTTGATATGATGAAGGCACAACAGTTATTAGCAAAACTAAAAGAAGATATCTATGACTTAGAACAATGGTCACTGGAAGAGTTTGAACCTACCATTGTAGAGATGAAGACTAAGACAAAAGAAATTCCTTTTAACATTGGCTCTCGTCAGCAGATAGCAGACAGGTTAATGAAGAAAGGTTGGAAGCCTAAACAGTTTACAGATAAAAAGAATATTATTATTAATGAAGCTGTTTTAAAAACAATTAAAGAGCCAGAGTTAAAACTTACTGCAGAAAGATTTTCAAAGTATTTTTTACTACAGAAAAGAGCAGTAATGGTAGAGTCTTGGATTGATGCCTGCGATAATGATAATAGGGTACATGGTAAAGTAATGACACTACGTACTATTACAGGTCGCATGGCACATAACTCACCTAACATGGCACAAGTACCGGCTGTATACTCACCATATGGTAAGGACTGCAGAGGGTTGTGGACTATATCAGACCCTATGAAATATAAATTAGTAGGTACTGATGCTAGTGGTTTAGAGTTACGTTGTCTTGCTCACTATCTTAATGATACAACTTATACTGATGAGATATTGAATGGAGATATACATACAAAGAACATGGAGCTAGCAGGCCTAGCAAATAGAGACCAGGCGAAGACATTTATATATGCCTTTCTTTATGGAGCTGGTGCAGAGAAAATAGGTAAGATAGTAGGAGCTGGAAAGGAGCAGGGAAATAGTTTAATAAAAAGATTTCTATCTAACTTACCATCACTAAGAAGATTAAGAGAACAAGTAGAAAGTGTAAGTAGAAGAGGTAAGATAAAAGCTATTGATGGAAGATACTTAAAAGTTAGAAGTCCACATTCAGCATTGAATACTCTTCTGCAAGGAGCAGGTGCTATTGTTTGTAAGCAGTGGTTGTTACATATTATAACGAGGGTATATAATAAAAAACTTGATGCAAAATTAGTAGCTTCTGTTCATGATGAGTATCAATTTGAAGTGGCTAACAAAGATGTAAATGAATTTTGTAGTATCACTAAGATTGCTATGAAAGAAACTGAGAAGACATTGAAGTTAAGATGTCCTTTAGATAACGATTACAAGGTAGGAGTAACATGGGCAGAAACACATTAGAACCAAAGACAGAAGATAGAAAGAAGTTTGATTTAGATTTACAGTATGGGCAAGTAAAAGAAAAGATTGTTGCCGACATGCTACAAGATAAGAAGATAGAAGTAAAATCTGAAAGAGGTATGTGGTTAAAGACAGGTAACATTGCGATTGAATATGAAAGCTATGGTAAACCTAGTGGTATTAACGCAACCAAAGCAGACTACTGGTTTCATAATCTATGTGTGGGAGACCAAGTATATGGTACACTAGTATTTGAAACTAAGATGTTAAAGAGAATTGTTAATACATCTATCAATGAGAATCAAGTTAGAAGTGTATCTGGTGGAGACCATAATGCAAGTAAGATGTATCTAATGAATATACAGAATCTTTTTTCTCAAAATATAATTAAAAATTCAATAGGAGATATTAATGACTGAAGAAGAATTAAAAAAACAATATAATGAAGATTTAAAAAAAGAAAATAATCGTTTAAAGGTAGGAATTAAAACTAAAGATTTAGACTCTTTAAAAAAAGATTTAATAGAACAGAGAGAAAAATATTTTACTCTAGTGGCATATGCTAGAGGTGTTTTTCCTGATATATCAAAAAAAATAGAAGATATATTTCCTCAAGAGACTAAAAAGTTTAAAAACTCTCCAGACTTTAATCATGGTTTTAACAGTGGATGTCTTGCTTCATTTCGTTTTATTCTTAATTTAATAGTAGAAGACCCTACTGGTGATAATAAATATGATTACTTAAAAAATAAACTTGATGAATTAAAAGAGTTTCCAAAATTAAGTACATAAAAAAGTGTTGACAATGCATAGTAAAATATGCTATAATATAATTTTATTAACAAAAAGGAGTACACATGAGTGTAATTAGTGGAACAGCTTATTGGGCGAGCATTACAAGCCCAAATACAACCTTTGATGCAGATGGTACATGGAGTATTGATGTAGCTAATTTAGATGCAGATAACAAAGCTATCGCAGAGAAGGATGGTTTAATTATTAAAAACAAAGGTGATGACAGAGGAGACTTTGTTAACATTAAAAGAAACGTCAAGAGAAAAGATGGTAACTTAAATACTGCACCGGAAGTTCTTGATGCTCAGAAGAGAACTATGATGAGTACGTTAGTAGGTAATGGTTCTAAAGTAAATGTACTATACTCTACATATGAGTGGAAGTTTAAAGGGAGAGCTGGAGTATCAGCTGACCTGAAGAAAGTACAGGTAGTCGATTTAGTTCCTTATCAGGGTGATGCAGATGATGCATTTGATGTAGTACCTGATGGTTATTCTGCTGAAGCAGATGAAAAAATTCCTTTTGCCTCTTAACTAAAGGATAGTGGGAGACTGTTTGGCTGAGCAGTCTCTCACGTTTTATATATGAAAAAAATAGATACAATAGTAGAAGATATATATGGTTTGTTTGAGAAGAAGAACGAACATCTTACTGAGAAAGAAGTAGATAAATGTATAGATGATTTTGCTAGCTCGGTTAAAGTGCATGTAAAAGACTTCTTAAAACAGATGCCTCAAGATAAACCTAGGTTAAGATTATCAACTATAGGTAGACCAGATAGGCAACTGTGGTATGATTTTAAACAGCCTCGCACCGAGTCTTTTCCACCTAGTACCAGGATTAAGTTTCTCTATGGTTATATCCTAGAAGAACTATTAATTATGCTTGCCTCTATCTCTGGACATAAGGTAACTCAACAACAGAAGCAAGTAGAAGTGGAAGGAGTTAAAGGACATCAAGATTGTTTTATAGATGACGTATTAGTAGATTGTAAGAGTGCCTCTGGTAGAGGATATAATAAATTTAAATATAATAATTTATCAACTGACGACCCTTTCGGATACATTCCTCAGATATCTGCATACGCAGAAGGTAATGGAGTAAATGAAGCCGGCTTTCTAGTTATTAATAAATCTACAGGAGAACTATGTTATACAAAAGTACATTCATTGGAGATGATAAATGCTAAAGAAAGAGTTAAGAAGATTAAAGAAGTGGTTAAGTCTGATACTGCACCGGACAAATGCTACCCTGCTGTTGCTGATGGCAAGTCTGGGAATTATAAGCTTGCTACTGGTTGTATTTATTGTAGTCATAAGCATACTTGTTGGAGTGATGCTAATAGTGGTGAAGGACTTCGTGCTTTTAATTATTCAACTGGTAAAAGATATCTCACACATGTTGAGAAAGCACCTAACGTAGAGGAAGTACATGATAAATAATCATTGGACTTGTTATGGCACAGAAAAATCTTTTGTGCCTAACGAGGATAAGTTTGGTTTTGTTTATATTATAACAAACACTAAGAATGATAAAGCCTATGTAGGATGTAAACAATATTACATAGGTAAATCTAAGAAGCAATCTAGATGGCAGACTTATACAGGTTCTTCTAAATATTTAAATGAAGATATTAAAAAGATAGGTAAAAAATATTTTACATTTGAAGTAATAGCAGAGTATAAAAACAAAAGAAGTTTACGTTACTATGAGATGTACTATCAAGTAAAGTGGAATGTTCTTACTGCTACTATAGAAGGTAGTGATAATCCTGCATTTTATAATTCATATGTTGGTGGTAAGTTTTATAGACCTATTGAAAGTTATATGCCTCATACAGAAGAAACTAAAATAAAAATGAGTAAAGCTCAAACAGGAGAAAAACATCCTCTGTATGGTAAAAAACATACAGAAGAAACTAAAAATAAAATGCGTGAAGCTAAATTAGGAGAAAACAATTATTGGTATGGTAAAAAACATACAGAAGAAACTAAAAATAAAATGCGTGAAGCTCACACAGGAGAAGACAATCCTATGTATGGTAAAAAACATACAGAAGAAGCTAAAAGAAAAATAAGTGAAGCTCGTTTAAAAAGAATAACAAAAGTAAAATATATTGACAATGAAGAATGAACCTGATATAATACAGATAGAAAACTTATTCTATTCTGAACCTTACAACTCAGAGAAGAGATTGTTTTTGTCTGTAATACTACAAGCATTATTAGATGTATCAAAGAATGTTATTACATCTAATGATAAAGTAAACAAAGCACGAGCTGAGTCCTGGTTCTTTGCAGAGGTTGGAGTAACTTGCGAGAACTTTGAAACAGTTTGTGGTATGGCAGGAGTAACACCAAGTAAAGCTAGGTCATTTGCTTACAAGGTTATTAGGGCAGACAATAAGAAGTTTTTAAGAAATAGAATAAGAAGTGTATTAAGAGGCGACAATGAAAAAGAAAATGACGTTTAAAGAAAGTTTTTATAAATTATATTCTGATATGAGAAAGGTAGAAGAGGATAGAGATATGGGACAAATGGATGAGGCAATAAGAGAGACAGTTAAACAACAAGGTTTTAAGAAAACAAATATAAAGAAGGAAGCTATTATAGCTACAGATAGACAGGTAGGTGGAGACCATTATAAGACTTGTAAGATACAGCCTGTTGATTATATTGTAGAAAATAACCTGACATTTCTTGAGGGTAATGTAGTAAAGTATATTACAAGACACAGAAGAAAAGGTGAAGGTGCTAATGACATTGAGAAAGTAATACATTATTGTGAACTAATATTGGAGAAAGATTATGGCAGGAAATAACTATTTACCTACAGAGTATCAGACATTTATACATGCGTCTAGATATGCACGTTGGTTAGAAGAAGAAGGTAGAAGAGAAACATGGATAGAAACAGTATCTAGATTTAGTAACTTCTTTCAAGGACATTTAGATAAAAATCTAGGTGTTGTCTTACCTCCAGAAGTATGGAGAAGAATAGAAGATAGTATTATAGGATTACAAGTTATGCCTTCTATGAGAGCATTGATGACAGCAGGGCCTGCATTAGAAAGAGAAAACATCTCTGGATATAATTGTTCTTATACTCCTATAGATAGTCCACGTTCTTTTGATGAGATACTTTATATACTTATGAATGGTACAGGTGTAGGTTTCTCTGTTGAAAGAGAAGGAGTTTTAAAATTACCTACTATACCTCATAGAGAGTTTGAACAAACAGAAGATGTTATATCTATAGCTGATTCTAAAGAAGGATGGGCCAGAGGATTTAGAGATTTAATATCTTTTCTTTATACTAATAGAATACCTAAAGTAAATGTAAGTAAAGTAAGACCTGCAGGTGCTAGGTTAAATACTTTTGGTGGTAGGGCTAGTGGGCCTCAACCTTTAGTTAACCTAATTGATTTTACTATTAATAAGTTTAAAGAAGCTAAAGGTAGAAAGTTATCTTCTATGGAGTGTCACGATATTGTGTGTAAGACTGGTGAAGTTGTGGTTGTTGGTGGTGTGCGTAGGTCAGCTCTTATATCTCTGTCTAATTTATCAGACCAGAGATTAAGAGTTGCTAAGTCTGGTGCTTGGTGGGAGACAAATCCTGAGAGAGCATTAGCTAATAACTCAGTAGCATATACAGAAAAACCTGATGTAGGTATGTTTATGAAAGAATGGTTAGCATTGTTTGAAAGTAAATCAGGTGAACGTGGTATCTTTAATAGAGCATCTGCTCAAGAAAAAGCTAAAGAAAATGGTAGACGTAAATCAGACTATGCTTTTGGTACTAATCCTTGTAGTGAGATTATACTTAGACCTAATCAATTCTGTAACTTAACTGAGGTAGTATGTAGACCTGCTGATACAATAGAAACTTTAAAAGATAAGATAGAAGTAGCTACTATACTAGGTACAATACAAGCTACACTTACTAACTTTGGTTATCTAAGAAAGAGATGGAAAGATAATACAGAAGAAGAAAGATTATTAGGTGTATCATTAACAGGTATTATGGATAATAGTATACTATCTAGAATGAGAAGTACGTTACCAGAAACACTACAAGACATGAAACAGAAAGCTGTGTCAGTAAACAAAGAGTGGTCAGAGAAGTTAGGTATACCACAATCAACAGCTATTACCTGTGTTAAACCTTCAGGTACAGTTAGTCAGTTAGTTGATAGTGCTAGTGGTATTCATGCTAGACATAACCCTTACTATATTAGAACAGTAAGAGGAGATAAGAAAGACCCTTTAACAGAGTTTATGAAAGACCAGGGTATACCTTGTGAAGATGATGTAATGCAACCAAATAATGCTGTGTTCTCTTTTCCTATGAAGGCAGATTCTAATGCTGTATTTAGAAATGATATGACAGCTATAGAACAGTTAGAGATATGGAAGTGTTATGCACAACATTGGTGTGAACATAAACCATCAGTAACTATATCAGTTAAAGAACATGAATGGGTTAATGTAGGTAACTGGTGTTGGAATAACTTTGATACATTATCTGGTATATCATTCTTACCTTTCTCTGACCATACATATCAACAAGCACCTTATCAAGATATAGATAAAGCTACATATGAAGAGCTTGCTTCTAAGATGCCGGAGAATATTAACTGGTCTGAGCTTAGTAAGTTTGAGAAAGAAGATACAACAAAAGGAGCACAAGAATTAGCATGTACTGCAGGTTCATGTGAGTTAGTAGATATATAAGTTTTTTGTTGCATTCATATAAAAAATATGTTATAATAGTAGTATTATAAAAAATAATAAAAAGGAAAAACATGAAAATAATTTTAGTATTAATAATAAGTTTATTTACATTACAATTAAAAGCAGACCCTTGGTTTGATTCAATAGGTTATAGGTATTATCATGATATGGATAATGAACGTAATGGTTCTAAGTTTAGAAGTTATTTAAAAAAGAAAATGTCTAATGGTAATAACTTAAAGATTGCATATGAAAGAACTAGAAGTGGTATGGGTATGGAAGCAGGTACTGCATTTATTGATTATGAATTTAAGTTCTAGGAGACAAGATGAAAATTAGAAATGATATGGATACAGTATATATTGGCTATGACCCTAGAGAACATGCAGCTTATGAGGTATTAAAGTTTTCTATAGAAATCAGAGCTAAGAACCCTGTAAGAATTGTGCCTCTTAAAAAAGATGCATTGATTAGAAATGGTATGTTCAAAAGAAAGTCTAACAAGATGGGCAATCAACAGTATGATGAGATAGATGGTAAACCTTTCTCTACTGATTTTAGTTTTACTAGATTTCTTGTACCACATCTAAACTTATATGAAGGTATGGCATTATATTTAGATACAGATATGTATTGCTATGGAGATATAACAGAACTATTTGATATGTGTAGAGATAATTATTATCCTGTATGGGCAGTACATCATAAGTATAATGTAGATAAAGGTGTAAAGATGGATGGTCAGGCACAAGAACCTTATAATATGAAGAACTGGTCTAGCCTTATGATGTTTAATTGTGGTCATCATTATTTAGAAAAACTAAGTATTGATGCTATTAATACAGAGAAAGGTAGATGGTTACATACATTTAAATGGTTGCCAGATGAGGCCTCAGATGTGGGGCAGATACCTGAAGAGTGGAATTGGCTTGATGGTCATTCACCAGAAGATATGAAAGCTAAGATTGTACACTTTACAACAGGTGGACCTTGGTTTTCTAAGTGGAAACCTAGAGGAACTACTGAAGGTAAGTATGCTGTGAAGTGGTGTGAAGATGCTAGGTGGTTACAAATGAAAGGTATAATACCTAAAGAAAAGGATTATTTAATAGCATGAGAGAACTATCAGACACATTATATAAATCATTGAGATGTCATTATAAAGCTGAAGTTAATAGAGCATTATATCAACTTGATTTAGCATTTCAAAAACCGGTGGCAATAGGAGAACATCCAAAGATAGTAGAAGATTCTATTGTATTAATAAAACAATTAGCTGAAGCTGAAGAAGCTTTACAAACATTAGAGAATAACTTTGGAGCATATAATGAAAAAAGTTAATATCGTTACGTCTTTTAATGAAACTATATTAAAAGATACAGCAGTACACTTATTAAAATCTACTAAAGAAAATTTAGATACTGATATAAATTTAACTTGTTATTACCATGATTGTAAAATAGATGCATACTCTTTGCCTGATTATACTTATAAAAATTTACATGATGTTAAAGACCATGAAAGTTTTTTAAAAAGATATGCAGAACATGATGGTACAGAAGAAGGTAAGATACCTTACAATGAAAAGTTAGATGCATTAAAGTGGTCACATAAAGTATTTGCCTTAACTGAGAAAGCATTTGAACTAGCAGAGAAAAGTAAAGATGCAGGTTGGTTAATATGGATTGATGCTGATTCTTATTTAAAGAAAAGGTTAACAAAACAAGATGTATTATCTATGTTAAATGATAAAGCAGATATTGTTTATAATCCTGATGAACCATTCTTTATGGCTTTTAATTTAGATAAACAACCTACTATAGATATACTAGCAGATTTACGTGGTGCATATATATTAGGTGAGATGACTACATACAGAGAGTGGCATGATTATTATATCTTATCTAGACTATTAAATATATATCAAGCACATGGCATGAAGATTGAGAAGATAAATGTTATGAATGATTACTTCTATCATTTTGCTGGTAGACCAGATTTTTCTAAGGTGGCTATAAGAAATGAAAAAGGTGAGAGAGCTTTTCCATTATCAGATAATGTTACTGCTGATATTAAACCTAATAGGTATCAACAAATATCTCAGATAATGAGAGAGTATAAACCAAAAACAGTTATAGAAACTGGTACTTGGAATGGTGGTAGAGCTATTGAAATGGCACTAACTGCATTTGATTATACAGATACCTTTACATATCATGGTTATGATTTGTTTGAAGATGCAACTATTGAAACAGACCATGAAGAGTTTAATGCAAAGGCACATAATAAAATGTCTGCTGTTCAAAAAAGATTAGAAGAATTTGCAGAACATATGAAAGAAAATAAAAATAAAACTTTTACATTTGAATTAAACAAAGGAAATACTAGGAACATATTAAAAGACCAAAGTGAATGGTTTGATATGGCACTTATTGGTGGTGGTAATAGTATTAAAACTGTAGCTCATGATTATGATTGTGTAAAGAAAACACCTATAGTTATGGTTGACCATTACTTTAGAGAAGATGATGATAAGATGGCACCTAATGATGCTTATTGTGGTGTAAATAAACTATGGGATAAATTAAAAGGTAATAAAGAAATACGTAAACATGTATTACCTTCTGGTGATAAAGTCAAAGAGGGTGGCTTTACTCATTTTATGATTGTTCTAAATGATAAGAGTTTAGCTAATATTCCTGCTGATTTACAAAGAGTTCCTATTGTAGTTAATCCTAGAGATTGTGTACCTAAAGATTATATACGTGGTAATATAAAAGATAATATGAAATTAATACCAGAAAATAAATTTATACAGAAATGTAAAACACATAATGAACATGGTATTATTATTTCTGGTGGACCTAATATAGATTATGATGAGTTAAAAGATACTATTAAAAAGTATCCTAATGCTTTAACTATATGTGTTAAGCACGCATATCCTGGTCTTATAAAGAATGGTATAAAACCCAATGCTTGTATACTATTAGACCCACGTTCTATTGAAGGTGAAAGTACACATGGTATTAAGAGAAAAGATTTATTAAAAAATCCTGATGCAGATACAAAGTTTTTAGTTGCGTCTATGACTGACCCTTCTGTCACTAATTATCTTATAGAAAATAAAGCAGACATATGGGGTTGGCATGCATTCACAGAATCATTACGAGATGATGATGATAGAAAACATGCAATTAAAAATAATCAAGTAAAGATTAGAGAAGATGTAGGTTTACCTGTAGGTGCTACATTAATTACCGGTGGTACTTGTGCAGCTATGAGAGCTATTGGTATGTTACATACTATGGGTTTTAGAAACTTACATTTATTTGGTTTTGAATCATCACTAAAAGAAGACCCTACTGATGATATGAAAAAAGAAACTACTGGTGCTGATGATGAACCTAAAAGACCAAAGTATTTTCAAGTATCGGTAGACAATAAAGCTTATTGGACTACTGGTGAATTATTAGCAATGGCTCAAGATTGTGAGAAAACATTTGCTGATAAGACTATGGGTATTAATTATTATTTTTATGGTAAAGATAGTTTAGTATCTGAAATATGGGAGGGTGCACAAAAGAAAGAAACATTACCTGATTATAAGGATATGTTAAATGCACAATAGAGATAAACCTTCTCAAGATTATGTAGACCTATTAACTGAATATAAAGAATTACATAAAGACCCAAAGTATTTTAATGGTATATGTTTAGTAACACATTTAAATACAGTAACAAATATTATGGTAGAGGAAGGTGCTAAAAGTTTATTAGATTATGGTTGTGGTAAAGCTCTTTTATATAATAAAGAAAAATATAAAACAATGAGACTTAATAAACAAGGTCAAGTTTTACCTAAACCTTTACAAGAAATATGGCAACTAGATTATCATGCTTTATATGACCCTGCATATCCCAAGCATAGTAAATTACCTAAAGGTAAGTATGATGCTGTAGTATGTACAGACGTAATAGAACATATAGATGAGAAAGATGTTGACTGGATTCTAGAAGAAATATTTTCTTATAGTAGAAAGTTTGTCTTACTTACTATTGCCTGTTATAAAGCATTAAAAACATTTAAGGATGGTAGAAATGTACATGTTAATATAAAAAATCCAGAACATTGGAAAGAAAAATTATTACAGTTACATGATAAACATCCACATTTAAATATACATTATAGTTTAGATGTTGTTGAAGATGAGAACGCAGAAAAGCCGGTGTCAATAACGACATGGGAAAAAATAGAAAGGAAATAATATGGCACTACTAAGTTTAATTGGACCTGCTACAAAGTTACTAGGTAAGTTCATAGAAGATAAAGATGTAAAAAATAAACTTGCTCATGAAGTAGCTACAATGGCAGAGAAGCATGCACAAGAATTAGCTAAAGGACAATTAGCTATAAACAAAGAAGAAGCAAAGTCTGGTAATATATTTATTGCCGGCTGGAGGCCCTTCATAGGTTGGGCATGTGGGGTTGCCTTAGTGTGGCACTTTATTGCAGCTCCGTTTATTATTTTCTTTGCAGCATTATTTGGTGCAACATTACCAGCACTACCTGAGTTTGATATGGGAAGTTTAATGACTGTATTAATGGGTATGTTAGGACTTGGAGGTCTTAGGACTTTTGAGAAATATAAAAAAGTTACTAAGTGAAGAAGAAGGTTATTGTTGAAGTGAGTATAGAAGAACCATTATGGGACATGTATAATGAATACTCATGTAATCAAATAAAATTAAAGTTTAAAAATACTAGAAAAACTAATAAGCCTGTTATTAATCATAGTATATGGATACCAAAAACTTATGAAGAATGGTTTAATAAAATAAAATTTCCCAAGGAGGGACAAAAAAAATGAAACAAACAATTTATTTTGGAGTATTAGCACTGATATTAATTCTTGTACTTATATTTGCAAGAACTAGTTCAGAAATAATAGATGAGAATACACCTATTAAAAGCAGTAATGTTCTTGAAAAAGAATATGAAAAATACGAAATGAGTAATTACAGATAGTGGCAGAGTTTAAGAAACATACCCCTTATAAAACTAAAGATTGGTATCTCAAGTGGGCATCATCTTTAGTTTTAATTGTGGGTATCATGCTTACATCACATAATATCTACCCATATAATTTATATGTTAGTTCTGTGGGTTTATTAGGTTGGACTATTGTAGGATTCTGGTGGAATGATAGAGCAATTATGATTGTAAATCTTGTATCACTAGTAATATATGTAACAGGTCTAATCAATTATTTATTATTTACAATGACGAGTATAGATTAATATGGCATTAAATGACCAACAAGAAAGATTTTGCCAGTCGTATATTCTGCATAGGAATGCTTCGGAAGCTGCTAGGGCTGCCGGTTATTCGCAAGAACATGCAGCACGACAAGGGCATAGATTATTACAAAACGAAGAAGTTGTCGAGAGGATTACAGAGCTCGAACAAAACTTAACTACTGATGTAGATGTTATTACTGAGATAGAAAAACAATATGAATATGCTAGAACTAATGGACACACTAACAGTGCGATTAAAGCTCTAGAGTTATTATCTCGAATCAGAGGGACTCAAGAAGAGAAAGAAGATATGACAGACCCTGTAAAACTTAAAGAAGATTTAGTAAAGTCTGCTAAGATAATGGGTAAAGATTTTTATTTTGATATAGCTAAAGAAGCTGGGTTTCTAGATAGAGGTAACAAGGTAGACAATGTAGATAATAAAGAACACAAAGAATAATACACAACCACCTATAATAGTATTCTCTACCATCTTTCGTTGCTTTCTTCTCTCTTCTAGGATTGCTTCTTTTTTTTCTTTTCTTATCTGTGCTTGTATTCTTAGCACTTCATTCCATGCATTAGGGCCATGAGATAGATTTACAAAGTTACGCAATTCTCTTTCCATACGTTCTGCTTCTTTTACAGCAGCAAAAGTTTCTAATGCTTCTTCTTCTACAGAACCAAAAGACCTACTCTTTTTTTTCTTATGCCCCTCTTTAACTGCTTGTATAGCACCCATCCATCTGCCCAAATCCTTGGACATACTTTCTACTTGCTTACCTACTTTAAATCCTGATACAATAGTTTTGTATGCAGTCGTAGCTATACTTATCGCTGTAACTGGGTCCATGTTTGCCTCTTAATTCTTAATGGATTATATAAATCTTGGTTCTCTTTTATAGGGGTCTGATTCTATCATGCCTCCTGATTGTTTTTGTTGTTTTAAAAACTCTTCTCTTTTATTTAACATTTCTTCTGCTATTGTTATATTATCTTTATCTTTTTTTAAATCTTTATCTAACTCTGACCATTTATATCTAGGACCATTTGCATATTTTTCTCCTTTAAAATAAAAATAATTTCTCATAGTTGCAGGGTCAAAAGGTAAAGTACTATCATCTCTGTTAAAATATTTTTTAGCTGCAAAACTTTCTTTTCCACCTTTATTTAATTGGTCTATATAAACTGCAGCAGCAGCAAAATTACTACCAAAAGGTGTTCTTAAAAAATTTTGTCTATCTGTATTTTTTTGTTTTGACTTTTTAATTTTATTTATATCTATTCCTGTTTTTTCTTTTAATTTATTAACCATCTCTTGAACTTCAGGTATAGGATTATTAAAAAAAACATCATCAAATGTACCATCTGTTACTTGTTGAATACCTCCATGACCTACTGATTTTTCTTTCGATAAATTTTTTTTCTTATAAGTTCCTTTATAACTTCCAAATTGTGATTCTTTTTCGGCAGTGTGTAATAAAGTATCTCTAAGTCTACTTATATTTGAAATTGAATCTTTAGGAACAAACTCAAAAACTGTGTCAAGAACATTATCAACATATGCTTTACCTATGTCTTTATTTTTAAATGGTATTTTTTTTTGTGAAAACATATCTTGTAAAAAATTATCTTCTTTATTACCAAATTGAAACATAGGACTGTTTTGAAAATTACTGTATCTATCAGATTTAACTAAACTAGAAAGACCTGTTTGTTTTTTAAGTTCTTTTTTTTCTTTCTCTAATAAACTTTTTCTATCTTGTTCTGTAAGAACTTTATCATATATGGTATCATCTAACTCTCTTTGTTTTGCACCTTGTATTCCTAAATTAACACCACCAAAATCTTCTACAGGTACTGAGTCTACAGGTATAACATCAAAATCTTTTTCATTCATAGTATTAGAGTCGAATATACCTATAGTAGACCTTTCATTTATCATAGCTTCATTAGCTAATCTATCTGCCTCTTTTTGTTCTTCTGGTGTCATGTTTTTTAAACGTGTTAATGTATTTGTTAAGAACTGTGAGTTTGAATTTTTAACTTCAGGAATATTAGTTTCATAAGTTATAGATTTCATTGGTTTTTTTTCTCTAGTTTGTCCTATTAAACCTCTAAAAAGTTTTAGTAAGTCTTCTTTAAGATTACTAGGTTCTGTTCCTCTTTGTCTTAATGCATTATTTGATGCATCAGTAATTTGTTGTGCATCCTTTTTACTAAAGTACATAACTATATCCTTTCATCTATACACTCTTACGTTTTTATTTTTTAAATCTACTTCTACAGGTTTACATATTGCTGTATATCTTTTCTTTGTTACTGGGTCAGCCGGTTGTTTCATTACCCTAGAGGCAAAATATCTACATCTATTAATATCAGCAAACATCATATTACTTTCTTGTTGTGCTCTACCTAAGTATATCATTAATATAAATACTGTGGTCATTTACCTATTGACCTTCTTATCATATCATCTATCTTACCCTCAAGCCTATCAAATCTTTGCATGAGTTGTGTCATATCATCTTTAACATCTTCTTTTGTAGCATACATTAATGCCATGTTCTCTTTAGACTTTGCTAGTTCATCTTTAACTTTACCAATAGAAGCAGACGTAGAACGTATCCACCATAGAAAACCACCTATTGCCATAGTTAATATTGCATTCCATATCATTGTCATATCTGCCATCTTAGTCTCCTATATTTATGTCTGGTAATTCTTCTGTTTGTAAATTTGAATCTTCATATGCTCTTTCTAATGCTAAGAATGTATCTTGAATATTATTAAGATATTTAGATATAGCAGGATTGTTTTTAGCTGCATCTCTCAAACCTTGTTTATTAAATACTGGTACTGTAAATTTACCATTCATTAAATTATTTATTTCTTTATTAGAAAAACCACCAGCAGATTTAATCTTTTTATCTTGTAATATTTTTCTTATCTGTGCATCAGTCATAAAACCTTTTAAATCATTTATCATTTCAAATACACCTTGTTGAGCTGCAAATTGTTCTTCTATTGCTTCGTTATAATCTTGCATAATATTTTTTAATTTAATATTTTTATTATTATTAGGATTAGATAATCTATCTTTAATATCACCAGATACAGCATTTAATGTACCATTAGCATTTCTCATTAAATTACTAACAGCAAAACCTATTTGTTTTTTAGGTTTATAATCTTGTTCTTTTAATCCTAATCTAAAAGGATACATAGCTATTGATAAAGGACTTTCTAATCCAGTGGGTTGTATACCTAGTTCTGTAAATGACTTAGATAGTTTAGCTGTATCACCAAAGTAAGAAGGATTTAAAGAATTTCTAATTCTTGTACCAAGTTCTCCTTTACCTAATGGTGATGATAAAACATTAAATGCATCTTCTACTGCAGCATCTCCACCAATATCTCTTAATAATTTATATATACCAGGTTCTATTAACTTATAAGTATCTGTTAAAGCCTTTACTGCTCCAGCTTCTGTATCAGCTTTAGCATAATTTAAAAATGATAAACCTAATTCTGTTGCCATTGAAAGACCTAAGAAAGGTTCATATGCTTTCTTTACAGCATAAGGAAGTAAATCATCTAACTTCTCAGTTACATCTTCACCACTAGCTGCTGCCATCATTAAAGGTGTTATAATATCTAGAACATATTGGTCAGGATTATTATAAGATAAATCAGTAACACCATAAGTCTCATTACCTTCTTTATCTTTACCTTTAGGTCTTATCTGTAAGGCATGATATTTAGCCCATTCTGGTTGTGTTTTTCTAATACCAGGTTCTACTTTATCTGTACCCATAACTTCATTATAAGTATAAGCAGCCACAGTAGGAGCTGCAGCCATCATAATTTGTTGTCTTAGTCTACGACTACCGGCTCTTATTAAACCTTTATTACCAGTTTCAAAACCTTCTCTTAATTCTTCTGCACCTAGTTTTAATATTTGATATTTATTACGTAAGTTCTCTGCAGGAAAAGCAGTAAAAGCACCTATAACAGGTATGTCTCTCATCTTTTCTAATATCTTAGGTACTCTATCATACACTGGTATTATATTTAATGTTTTACCTGCTGCCTCTTCCATTAATAAATCATTATCAAATTTATCTAATACTTTTTTTGCTTGTGTTTTACTTAAAAAAGATACATCAGGTAAGTTTTTTCCAAAGTTATCTGCATATAATCTTCTTTTAAGTTTTTTATCAAACTCTGTCATACCTTTCCAGATATCCTGTGCCTTACCTCTTTCACTTAATAAGGTCATAAGCTTACCTATATCATCTGTTCCAGTATAAGTTCTTTCTGCTGCTCTAGAAAACTTTTTACCTAAACCTGTTCTCTCAACAGAAGACATACCACCAGAAGCAAAGTCTAAAAATCTTCTACCTAAAAAACCTGCAACACCATCTTCAGTTTCTATTTTTCTAGCATCAGCTAATCTACCTAATATTTGTCCTATCTCTACGTTAGTAGCAGTAACACCTAATCTATCTGCCATTAATTTAAATTCTTGAAAATCTTTTTTATCTGTTAATACTTTTTGTGCAAACTTTGGTATAGCTTGTAAGTTACCAGAAGCAGCTACATATTGAGGCACACCTAATGCATTTCTAATATGACCAAAAGGATTATAAACTGTAACACCTTTTTTTAAATAACCATTAGCACCAGAAAATAAACTACCTAAAAAAGAACTACCAAATACTGGTTTACTATCTGTTAATACTCTTAACTTTTGTGCTATACTTCTAGGTACAAATAATTGTCCTAACTCTGGATTAAATAAATCATTTCTTTTTAATTCTATTCCTACATCAGTATCACCTTTTGCTCCTACTAAAGGAACTAAATCTTCATCAGGTCTAAGAGTTTGTGCTTCTGCTAAACTTTTTGCTTCAACACCTATACCTCTACCTCTTAAACTTCTACCTATTTGGTCTGCTACTAATACATCAGATACAGGTTCTGTAATAGCTCCTATAGTTGAAGCTGCTCTAACTGCTGGACTATAATTAACACCCCATATCTTTTGTAAGATAGGGTCTATATCTTTTCTTTTCTTTAATGCACCTAATGTAGTTTCTTTTTTCTTAGGATAAAAAGTATCATATATTCTTCTTTCTGCAAATCTTTCTATACGTGCATTCTGTTCCCCAATATCTATTTTACCTTCTCTTAAAGGATTAAATGTTTTCTTTAACTCTCCAGTCGATTCAACTTTTTTAGTAACAGGGTCTATTACACCATCACGAATACCAAACTGAACTTGTAAATTTTTATCTACTTTAATTTTACCTATAAGCTCTGCCATTAACTCATCATTTGCCTCATATCTTCTCCAAAACTTAAAAGGCATTTTTGTGCCTCTATTTTGACTTCTAGCAAATATTCTTTTCATATAGTTATCAGGGTCTATATGATATATCTTTTGTATCTTTTCACTTTGTGGGTCTGTATATTTAAATACTTTTTCATATACTCTTTTTCTTAAATCTACAAAACTCTTAACAGCATTATACATTCCTGCATCTTCTTCTTGAAGTTTCTGTAGTTGTGCTGTGTTACCCTCCATAGCATCATTAACTAAATCTCTTCTTATAGGGTCATCTTTAATAAACCTATCTTCATTTATTTTAATATCATCAATTATTTTTTCTGTGTCTGCTTTAATAGTTTTAAATATAGCTTGAGAACCTTCAAAGTTTCTTTGAGTAATCTCATCTACTCCCCCAAAGGGCAGTAAATAGTTTTTCATTCTATTAATATATTGTGCAGATGCTTCACCAGCTTTAGTATTTCTAGCTATATTACCTACACCTTTAACACCTTTAATACCAGCTTTACCTATACCTGCTAATGCAATACCAGCTACAGGACTTGCTATACCTTCTAATGCACCCTGTGCCAAAGCACTACCTACATTAAACTTACCAGGTTCTCTTCTACCTATAGCCATATCTACATCTTGAGCTTTTATGTTTTGTGTAAAACCACCAGCACCTGCAATAGCACCTTCAGCAGCTAAAGTTTTAGCTAATGCTTTTCTTTGTTGATTTTTTGTAAGAGCACTTACTTTAGCTTTAAGTAACTTTTTGACTCCTGCCTTTGCTGTTTCTTTACCGGCCTGCACAGCAGCAGTACCAGTACCAAATGTAAATGCACCAGCAAGAATAGATATTAAATTAGTAGGGTCAGTAACACCTGCTACTAAATAATCTTTAATTAAACTAGAGGTTGGTGCTGCACCTGCTTTACCTATGCTAGGTAGTTGTTCTATTTTAGTTACAGCATTTGCATAAGATTGTTTATTAGCTTCAGACATGTCTTTAACATTATCACCAATAACAAATGTAGATGCAATATTAGTATCAAAGTATCTTTTGTTAGTAAGAAATCTATCTAGTATATCTTTTCTATTATCACTAACATTAATACCTTGTGCTTGAAGTGAGTTCCAAGCATCATTAAGAAATTTATCATCTCTTAATAGAGAATCATATGTAACTTTTTCTGTCATTATTAACTAGGATTAGGTGTTATTTTTACTTTTTCATCTAAACCCTCAATATCACCAGTATTATTAAGTAATGAACTAGGGTCACTTATAGCTATTCTATAATGTTCTTTAGTAATTTGATTATTTGCAAGAGCATTATCTAAGAATTGTCTTTTTTGACCAGAACTTAATTTATCATCAGAAGCAATAGCTAAAGCAGTAGTTAATGATTTATTTGCTCTAGTAAGACCTGCAGTTAATTCTTGAGCAGCTACTTGTCTTTCTTTTAATAAATAATCACGTTCTGCTCTACTTAACTCACCTTGTTTAAATGCTAAGTTAATACTTTGTGTTTCAAGGTCAAACTGGTCTTTAACATTTTTATCTAATACAGCTAGTTCTTCTCTATCTAATGCCATAATATCTTTTTGAAAATCTTTAGTAGCAGCTACAGCAGATTGACCCATAGATGTTAAACCTCCTAAGAAGCTACCATCTTTAGGGTCTCTTTTTCCTCTACCAAATCCCATTAAAAAATCAACTTTTGCCTGTGCTTTTAATGCAGCTTTACTTGCTTTTATATTCTCTAATCTAGCTGCTTTTCTTTCATCTAAAGATTTTTGAAAATTACTTATATTAGTTGATTGTAATTTTAATGCATCTTGTTCGCTAGGTATTCTTATTGAATCATCTTTTACTTCTGGTTCTGGTTTTACTTCTGTTTTAATTTCGTCAGGTTTAACTTGAGAAGCAATAGTATCATCTAAGGCTCTAGGGTCTACATAATCTGATTTACCTCCAAACTCACCTTCTTCTACAAATCCTGGTGGTATATTATCAGGGTTTGTTTTCTTTATAATTGGTGTTGAAATATTTTCTTGTTCTATTTCTTGTTTAGGTTGTCCTGTATTTATACCTAATGATTTAAGAAAACTTTTAAAAGAATCAGCTAAATCTTCACCTTGAGATTGTTCTCCTTCTTCTCTTGGTTCTATCTCATTAACTTGTTTAAACCTATCTGCAAATTTTTCACCTCTAGATTTACCACTAATATCTTCTTCATCTTCTACCATAGGTGGTCTTCTTCTTTGAGCAGACTCATCCATAATAATACCAGCATCAGCACGTTGTACTACAGGTAAACTAGCTAGGCCTTGTTTAATACCACCACCTTCTTTAGAAAATAAATTCTTAGCTTGTTGAGCAGTTCCTAAAGCTGTTGTACCAAATGTTAAAGCTCTTTCTATAGGACTAGGATTATATGATTGGTCTGCCATTGTAGTTTTTGTTGGTGCTAAGAATGGTGAAGCACCTTGAACAAATCCTTGATATTGTGCTAACTGTGATTCTGGAAACTTTCTTTCATCTAAGAACTTCTTATATGCCTCATCTAATAATTGTTGTTCTCTCTTTTGTTGTGTTACACCTACAGCTTGTAGACCAGCTAACTCTCTTCTTGATGCTGTATCTTCTATTCCTGATAAACTTGTAAGTCCTTCTGCAGCTAATCTTTCTCTCTCTTTTTGGTCAGCAAAAGCTTTCTGTGCATTTTGAAAAGCTGCTAAATCTCCTTTAGATTGTAAGTCAGCTAATAATCTTGCTTGATTATCTTGTGCTTGTGATTCTAACATAGCAGCTCTAGACCCACCAAAAGAACCAGCATCTACTGCTCTCTTTCTAAGTGTGGGTAATGTTGTTTGTTGAAATTGTTCTGTTGCCTGTCTCTTAGCAATATCAGTTACTGCTTGTTGATAAGGATTCATAAATGATTGTAAATTTTCTATTGTAGGAGCATCTATTTGTCCTCTAGTTAATCCTCTAGCCTCTGCAATATTTGCAGCTTGTGAACCTACTAAACCTCTTAGTCCCTCTTCAGCAGCTAACTGGTCAGGTGACATTTCAGCAAGAGTTTGTCCTTCATATGGAACATACCCTTCATCCATTCTTTGTTTATATAAAGCCTGACCTTTACCTAATATATCTTTTATAAAAGGTGCTACCTCTTTTGCTATCTCTGTAGTCTGTACAGTTTGAGGTATTTGCTGTGTTGGTTGTCCTTGTCCTAAATTTAATAATGATGATAAGATACTCATTATACTCTCCTCATTCTATTTAATGCTGCTAAACCATCTATTTCTTTTTGTTGTTTCTTTTGTCCTGTTGCTGCCATACGTACATCTTTAATAGTTTCATCCATTATCTCTGCACCTTCATCTGGATTACCATTACCTAGTAAAGACATTGTATTAGCATCTACCACATACTCTTTAGGACTTACTGCTAATGTTGCTACTTGTTGGCCATTATCTCGCTCTACAATAGGCATATATACATTATCTCGCATACCATCACCTTGACCTCCAACCATGCCTGAGAACTCTTTATATCGAACATCTAGGCCATCCTGAGGCATTTGTCCACCATATGCCATACCTATTAAACCACCTGATGCTTTTAAATCTATCATACCACTTAATGGATTAACATCTTGAAATGCTGTCTTAATACCACTATCTATATTAGCACTAAGTTTTCCTCTAGGGTCAAAAGAACGATAAGCTTCTGCTAATCTTGCTAAAGCTATTTGTGTAGGTATTTCTTCTCCAGTTGTTTTATCTAAATATACCATTCTTTCTTTATCAAAATTAGTTACAATATTAGCAGAGTCATAAACTCCAGGGTCATATTGTGGTACTTCTGGTTGTCCTTGTAAACCACTTAATCCACCTACTACAGCAGTACCTGCAGCTAATTGTCCTGCTGTACTTTCAGGTACTAACTTACCTAATACCGGTACATTACTTAACTCTCTACCTAGTAAAGTTCCTGGTTTATCTACACCAGAAAAAGGTCTTGATTCAGCTAATCTTTCAGTAAATGTTTGTGCTTCAGGTGCTTTCATTAATCCAGGTGTTACATCTTTTCCAACACTTTGAGCAACTTCTGGTTGAGCAGGAGGTAAACCTAATTGTTCTTTAAGACCTACACCTTCAAAATCTCCTGTGCCTGCTATTCTTTCTCCTAATCTAGATAGTACAGTTCCTTCTGGGTCATATGCTGTATCTGTTAAACTTTTACCTATGTCTCCAAATATACTTGATGATGCTGTATCTGCAACTGGAGCAGGTGCTCCTATAACTGTTGAACCAGGTTGATAACTACTTCTTGTAAAAGCATCACCTCCATATTTACTTGTTCCTTCAGCAGCAGGTGTACCTTTCATAGCTTGACCAATTTTTGCACCAGCATATGCTTTACCAGCACTTTGTAAAATATTATATGGATTACCTTGACCTTTTGGGTCTTGCATTGCAGCTATACTAGCAGCTATTGCAGCAGAAGCAAAAGGTCCAATACCAGGAATTAACATTGGAGCAGCAGTTAAAGCAAATCTTCCTATTTTAGATTTTGATAAAGGTCTAATAACAGTTCTACCTAATAGTTTAGCACCAGGAAGTTTATTAAAAGCTCTAACAGCCTTCTTTAAAAATCCACCAAAACCAGCTTGAACTACAGGAAGACTAACAATACCACCAGAGGCTGCGTATCTCATTGCTTCATTGGGGTCTATAACATCATCTATTAAACCACCAAAAGCCATATTAGCATACTGTTGGTCTGCCATACTTTGCATTGTCATTGACTGTAAGTTTCTCAGATTATCCATGCCTGTCATTTCTGGCTGTTGAATATTGTCCCTAAACATTATTAAGTCCTGTAGTCCGTTCATTATATTTTCCTTCTATCCATATAGTTTGATTGTGCTTTTGTTTGGTCTGCATAAAAATTATTACTAACATTTTTTAAAGGTTCTATCTTTTGTTTTTGACTATACATACCTTGTATAAGGCCAGTCTTACCTTGATTAATATTTTGTATGTAATTACTTGTATTTATAAAATTAAAATAATCTGTTTTGTTCATTAGAAAAAAGCCTTAAATGTTGTTGAAGCTGCAGTGCTAACAAAACCTTTATATTTACCAGCACTTGTTGTATACACCACATCACCTTTCTGTGGGTTTGTAATATTACCTGAAGTTACTTCTACTCTTATAGTTGTTGATGGTCTATTATCTACTTGTGCATCTCGTGCATCTAATTCATTTAATAATGTAGCACCCCATCTTTGCATTTCATTATATAAGTTTCTTATTTCTTCTGTTGGTAAGTTTACGAGATTAGATAACTCAGGATATCTTGCCATTATCTACCACCATCTTTTTGTAGTCCCATACGTATTGTTCCCCATCTCCAGTTTGTACCGGTGGAATCACAAGACACCCTGATTCTAGCTTGCCTTCCTCGTGCTCGCATACTTATCTTTTCTGTAGTATTAGATATAGTAAAAGGACCTTTCTCAGTTACCTCTTGACTTTCAGGATATCTTTTAGTCTTAACACTAAATTTTATATTACCTGTATTAATATCATAGTCTGGTATAATTTTATCCATAAACATTAATTCATTACCATCATCTAAATCAAAATCTGCTGACTCTATAAAAGAAGTTTGTGCTGCATTGTTTGCTGTATATACAGATACTGGTTCATTATTATATAAGTTACTACCACCTACAGATGAACCTGTTGTTATTGTATTTCCAAATACTGTTCTATCTGCAAAGGTTGTAAATAATCCTGTACCATATACCCAGTAATTTTCTTCTGGTGAATGTACTACATACTTATTACACTCAGATGAATCAGTGCCTGGATATAACCAGATAATTTCTTTAAACTCAGAGTTAATACCAGCAAACACTTTATCTTTTACATCATAATTTAAATCATCAAATATAAATCTTCTTACTGTACAAGGTAAAGTTCTTACTTGACCATCATAAGCATAGAAATTTTCTTCACCCATCCAATAAGATACACCATTATAATCAACACCACCATGTGCAGATATCATACCACAGTTACTACCTGCTTGTCTAAAACTAAAAGTAAATGGTGGTCCTGTAAACTGCATTAACCATAATGAATTATCTGTCCATATATTAATAGCATTTCTACTTCTTACTGCACCTACTATTTTTGTGCCATCTGTTAATACTGTTTCACCTGATGTAGAACTTGTACTTGGTACCCAGTTAGTTACATCTTCTTGATTAGACCATCTAACAGTCATAGGGTCAAATGTTCCTGTTGGTGATGATGTGGTATTAAAAGCATTACTACCTAAACATATTAAGTGTCTATCATTTGGTGATACAATAATAGAGTTTACAGTTGTTGGTGTTGAGTTTGTAGCACCAGATACTTTTGCTGCTCTCTCAGGTGTTGCAGAAGCATCAGTATCAAATCTATAAATAGTACCACCTCTTCTATTTGCAATAACATCTTCACCAAAGTTATCTAAACTCCATTGTGTAATCTCACTTACAAAATCACTAGAACCTGTAGATGTTGGTTGATTCCATGCTCTTACATTAGAGGCACAAACACCAGCATTATAAACACCAGCACCAAATCCTAAACCTGCTACAGCTTCAGCAGCTCCAGTTTCTAATAAGAAGTGACAAGTTCCTTGCCCTTGTGAAGTCTGTGCAACACTTGCTGTGGTTACTACATCAATAGCAAAAGTATTTGCATTTACAACACTTACTGGAAATACTGAATTAGATAAATCAATATTACCACCTACTTCACTTACACTGGTAAAGAATACAAAGTCACCTGTAGTTCTTCCATGTGCTGTTGCAGATACTGTAACTGTATTAGCACTTAATGCTACTGTAAAAGCACTTGATACTGTAACAGAAACAGATACCGGTGTAATATCTACAATTCTATCACCATCATGTTCAAAGAGTTTTTTCTCTGTACCAAATACAGCTCTTTTTAATCTTCTATTATCTGCAAAAGTTATTAAATCTCTAGCATTACCTTCAAAGGTTGCACTAACTCTTGTTTCATATCCACGTATTACTTCTGGTTTACCTGCTCTAAATCGTACTCTATCACCATCATACCATTTACCTTCTTCAGCATACTGTGTTGATTCTCTATGAAAACCAGGAGCAATATTATATTTAATAAGTTTTGCGTCAGGATGTGACATGTATAATCCTAATCAAAGTTTTTTAATAATGCTGCATCTATTGTTGATGCACTTCTTGTACTATATACTAGTATATCTACATCTGCTGCACCTGTACTTAATGTTGGTGCTGCTCCAGATACAAATTGATAAGCAGAGTTATAAGATAATGTTCTTGAACCTGTTCCATCTTGTATTACATATATCTGTCCTGTTTGTCCTGCTACTGCATTAGTAGGTGCTGCTAATGTTCTATTGCCACCTATAGTAACTAAGAAGTTATTACCTAATGCAAAGTCTACTGTTATACTTGCAGCATCTGTTAATGTTGTTATTGGATTATAAGCTCTAGCAGATGTTCCTACTTTTAATGAACCTGCTTCTACTACAAAGTCTCCACGTACAGTTGTATTAGCTGTTACTGAAGTTTTTACATATCGTAAATCAGCTATAGATACATCAGGTACATCTGTTGTTCCTGTTCCTATATCTGCATTAGCTGCTGTACCAAAACCTAATCCTTGAGTATTAGTTGCAAAGACACTTGTACCATCACAAATAACAAGACCTACAGAACCAAAAGGTATAGTATAACCAGAACCACCTGCAGTTTTTATTTTAACAATATCACTAGCTGTAGTGTTGGCAGACACTTTATTATTAATTACATAACTTTTTGAGTTAGATGGTATCTCTAATGTTATAGTTGTATTAGTTCCACCTACTGAACCTTTAACTTCAAGAAAGGCAGACCTAGCTGTATCACCTGCACCATTAACTGCAGATAATGTAACTGTTGCTGCTGAACCTATAGATATAGTTGTATATGCTGCTATAGCATCATCTACTAAACTAATAACACCATCATTTAATACAACACCCCATGAGTTAGGATTATCTCCATCACCCTGTTTGTTTAACCTTATTCTACTTGTAAATGTTGATGCCATTTATTTCTCCTATTCAAATATAAATTCTTGTTGACCACCTATAAGACCACAAGTGATTTTATCTATTCCTGTTATCATAATTAACCAATTACCTTTATTCTTATTAGTATATAATTCTATAATACTATTATTAGAGGTTACTGAAAAAGCTGTTCTAGTGAGAGCTAATCTATTTTCTAAATCATTAACTGCAAAGTCTCTGTCTGCACATACATAAGTTGTTGTAAGTTTTCTATTTATAAATTGATTACTAAAAGATATACTAGTAATAAAAAATAATAGTATTACTAGATACTTCATTAGTTATCACACTCACAAAGCTTACCAAATAATCTTCTTTTAAATTTTTTATAAAAATCTTTTATTCTATCTAACATACTGCTTAACATCATAATCATCACTCCATCTGTTTATTCTTGCTACTTCTGTTACATTACCATCACTATCTCTAGTGTCTTCATATAATGCTTTAAAAGCTGCCATATCAGAAGCTGCATCTATAGCTGCTTCAATAGCTGCACAGTCTGTTTTAATGTCTCCTACATAGGTTCCAACTGCACTTGGTATAGTTTTACTACTATCATATGCTAATCGTTCTACAAGCCAATTAAATTGTTTTATATAACTATTAGCTTGTCGTTTAGCTTTTTCTTTAGCTATAGATTTTAAACCTAATGTTACTGTTTGATTGCCTTTGTAATCTAATACTGCATTACCATCTTCATCCACATTATTAGTATCTGTTAATACTTTATCAGTTATAGTATAAGCAGTTGTTACTCTATTATTACTAGAATCAAATGTATAGGTAGCTTGTGAAGTATATTGAAATCTATCGTCTCCTTTAGTACCTGTATCCACTACAGGATATATTCCTATAGCAGCTTTCTCTGCATCTGTATATTTTGTAAACATATTAGATGGATAACGAACCTCACCTATTACCAAAGATTTTGGTCTTTGATATATTTGTTCTATTTTATTATCCTTTATTAAAGCCCACATATTATTATCTCCTAAAAAGTATTGTTATATTTAAATGGTACATCACCCCATGCCATATAGACGTAAGTATCTCCAGAACCATTTAAACTTGCTGCATCTGCCATCACCTTGAAACCATTGCTGAGAAAGTCTACTTTTCTTGCACCTGTTGGCTCTGTTGCTTCTGCATCATTACCATCCCATCTTAAATGTTTATCTACTAAATTGTATGTATTTCTAGCAGAATCAAATACAAACCATGAATATGCTTCTGTTGCACCTTTAATTACTAACATTCTAGGTCTAAATCCTGTGTAAACAAATGGTCCATTATTATCTGTATTATTCCCAATATAGCTTCCAAACTTTTGATAACCTTCAACATTATGCCACGCATATGCAACATAATTCTGACTATTTCCATTTACTCTACCTTCAGTACCTAAAGATATAACAGAGGTAGTAGGTTCTGTATCATTCCAAAAAGCACTAGCAGTACCTGCAACAGCAGTAGTATTTAAAGCAAGATATTTTGTAGCTCCTAAACTCGTATGATAAACTCCCCAAGTTTGTGAAGAATTTAATCTTTTGGTAAGTATAAAATCTGGTTTAGCTGATAATCCATGTGCAATAGTGGCATTACTTCCTGTTCCTGTATAGGTTATAATACTAAAACCACCTTTTGTGTTTGCAGATAGTTTAGTAGCAGGAATAGAACCTGCAAGTGCAGAACCTAAATTTGAGCCATCTATCTTTACAGAACCTGATGTTGGTGTAGCACCTGCTCCTGCTGAATTAGTTGCTGTAGGTGCTCCTCCACCTTTCCAACACCACGCAACATAAGTATGACTACTAGTCCAATTATATTTATCATTAGTTCCAAGAGTAAAACCATCACTAGTAAAAGATTGTAGACCATCTGAATCTGTTGCTTCTGCTATATCAACATTTGATTCTATTCTTTTTGTAGCACCTCTTACTGTATCAGTAAGTATATTAGGATTTGTAAAACTTACTCTTTGTTTAATCCACACGAGGTCAGGAGCAAAGCCAACTCCAGTTACTGCTCTCCCATCTGTTTGATTACCAGTGTAAGGAACTACATTAAAATTCTTAGCAGGATAATCGTCTTCAGTTTGTGCAGGGTCTATGTCATCTGATACAGATAAGTTAGCTGAACATAAAGCTAAAAATCCTGTTGGTGGTGCGTACTTAAAATCACCAAATCCATTACCATCTGCATTACCACCTGCTGATAAAACCCCTCCAAATGTTGAATCTTGTCCAAAGTTAAGGTCTGGTAATGCTTGTGAACTATAAGTTCCTACACATGGCATTACAGGATTATAAGTTGCAGCAGTATAATCATCTATTGCATTAGCTCCAGTTGTTGGATTACCACTTGCTAAATAAGTATTATTAACACCATACCATATTTTTCCTGCATCTACATCTATGGCTATTTGAACAATATCTCCACTTGATACAGAACCAGTTATTTCAGTAACAGAGGTACTTCCAAATGGCCCTACACCACAACCACTATTATGAACTATTCTTAAAGAAGATAAATTATTACTATCTTCTGTTGTAAGTGAACTTATAGAATCTCCACCTGCTCCCATACTATAAAATCCAACTCTAGGCCACCCAGAAGTAGCACCAGTGCTTCTTGCTTCCCAATACCACTTACCACTTGGTAAACCAAAATTAGTACCTACCCATGATGTTGAACCAGAAGTAGTTGTTCCTCCTAAATTACCCTTAGTTGCTGAATAAGTACCTGGTCCTGCAGGTCCTTGAACATTTCTAGGACTATAAGTACAAAAATTTCCACTACTTGCCATATCTATTTAACTCCCAAATGTTGGACTATCAAGAACTTGATGGTCTGCACCCATGTTATTTGCTGTAAAATCATTATTGTTTCCTGAACTATCATTACCTAAATCTCCTGAATTTTCAAATTTAAGATGAAAACCATTCGTACCAAATGTAGTTCCACTTGGGTCTTTTGGTATCCACACACCATTCTTACTTTCTGCAAACTGAGTAGGTTCATAAGATTGTCCATCACAATGTATAACCTCTGCCATATAACCATTAAAATATTGGCTAGTAGAACCATAATGTCCTATATTCATAGGATAACCAGAATAATTTATTAACGTATCATAGTTTAAAGTAGAAGCAGTATAATCTGTAACATCAGTTAATTGTGTTCCATTATGATATAATTTAGTTCTATCTGCACTTGATGATTGTGTCATATCTACTCTAAAAACTAAATGCATCCAAGCACTAACATCTCTTTGTAATGCACTATAACCTTTATTAAAATCAAATGAACCACCTGTATATTCATAAGCACGAGTATCTTCAGCATTAGAAAATCTTAGACTAAATTCATTTCCACTACTATATGTACCAAAAATAGTTTGGTCTTCTCCTATTGTAATTTTTTTTATCCAAGCACTAAAAGTAAAAGTTTTTCTATTACCAGTAGAACTAACTGACCTTGATAGATAAGAAGTACTAGCTTTATCAAACCTAGCTGACTGTTCTATTTGATGGTCATAAAAACTAGCACCACCTGCACTTGCTGCTGCTGCAGCTCCTGCTAATAAATTATTTTGAAATATTCCCATTATGCGTATGCCTGTGAAATTACCATTTGTATATCTCCACCAACTCCATCACTAGATGCTGATACAATAATATAATCTAATCTATCTACTGCACCATCTGCTGTTGATAAGGTTGGGTCTGTACCACCTATAAATTTAAAATCTGCGTTATATGCCATTGTACCACTTCCTCCACTCTGTGTCAAGAAAATACTTCCTGTTTGTCCTGTTCTACATCCTGTAGGTTTAGCTAGTGTATGTGCTGCTGTAACTGTTGTACTAAAGTTTTGTGCATTACCAAAGTTTAATGATACTGAAGTTACACCATTAATAGCTGTAGCACAAACAACTGCTGCTGCACTTTTTGTTAATTGTAATTGTCCTTCTAATGAAGTATTGCCTGATACTCTTACAGTTCCTAAGAAACCAGAGTTACCAGTTATTGTTGTTGTTCCACCTACTTTTAATGTAGAGTTAATTGAAGCTGTACTTTGTAAATGTGTAGCTCCAGTTACTGTAAGTGTATCATCTATAATTACTGCACCTTCTAATGATGTAGCTCCTGATACTCTTACTGTTCCTAAGAAACCTGTATTACCTGTTATAGTAGTAGCACCTGTTACTTTAAGTGTTCCTACTAATTGTGAGTTACCTGATATACATACATCACCATCAAATTCTGCTTTACCACCTACTGTTAATGTACCACCTACAGAAGCATTACCTGCTATTGTTGCTGTGCCTCCTATAAAAGCATTACCAGATATACATACATCATTATCAAATTCTACTTTGTCTCCAAATGTTTTATTAGTAAAGGTTTGTGTTGCTGCTATACCTGCTAATGTATCTGCAGTTGCAGGCATTACTAAAGCTATATTACCAGAGAATGCTGAATGTGGTGGAGCTTTTAATGCAGCATAATGTGCATTACCTGACTCACAATACATTCTAAGTTCTGATTGTGAACCACCATTCTTTAAATCAATTATACCACCACCAACACTTACTGTGCCACCAATAATAGCATTACCAGAAACTGACACATCATCTTTAAAATGTGAATAACCTGTAACACTTAATGTAGAACCAAGTTGTACTGCTCCTGCAATAGTTACATGACCACCTACATTTATATCTCCTGATACAGAAACATCACCTTCAAACTCTGCTTTACCTGTTGTAATTAATGTACCACCTACTGATGTATTACCATTAATATCTAATGTACTTCCTAATGATACAGCACCACCTATTGTAGTAGTACCACCTATATGAACATTACCAGATACTGATACATCATCTTTAAAATGTGTATATCCTACTACTGTAGTAATTCCTCCTACATGTAAAGTTCCACCTATAGTTACATTATTAACAGATATGTTTCCTGTTATAACTGCAGGTACATTTGTTAAGTTAGCACCATCTCCAAAGAAAGCTGAAGCACATACTTTAGAACTTACATGAACATCTCCTTTAACTGTAACATTACCACCTAATGATACGTTACCTGCTACATCAAGTGTACCACCAATACTTGTATTACCTGATACTCTAACTGTAGTTAAAAATCCTGTAGCTCCTGATACTGTAGCTGTACTTAATAAATTAACTGCACCTCCTACAGAAAGTGTTCCTCCTACTGAAGCATTACTTGCTACTGTTAATGTACTTGCAAGATTTACTGCTCCTGTTATAGATACTGTACTATTTAAATGTGTAGCTCCTGATACACTTAATGTACCACCTACTTTAGCATTTGAAACTGATATGTTACCTGTAATAGGTATACCTGTAATATTTGTACCATCACCATAAAATGCAGAGGCACATACTTTAGAACTAACATGTACATCACCTTTTACAGTTACATTACCTCCTATACTTACATTACCTCCAACATCTAATGTGCCACCTACAGAGGCATTACCTGAAACTCTAATAGCTCCTAAGAAACCTGCTGTGCCTGATACAGTTGCTGTGCTTAATAAATTAACAGCACCACCTACAGATAATGTACCACCTATAGTTGCATTACCTACAAGAACTGAATCACCACTAATACAAACATCATCATTAAAATCTACCTTATCACCAAATGTTTTATTAAGTAATGTATCTGTAGTAGATGTACCAACTAATGTTGCTGCACTTGTTGGAAGTGTTATTGTTATATTACCACTAAAAGAACTATGAGGTGGAGCTTGTAAAGCTGCATAGTGAGCATTACCAGATTCACAATATAGTTTTATATTAGATTGTGTGCCACCATTTTTAACTTGTATCTCACCACCAGATACCATTATGTTACCACCAATAGTAACATTACCACCTATGGTTGCATTATTAGTAACTATTAAACTAGATACAGATACATCACCACTAAATGTTAATCCTGTAAGATTAGAACCATCACCATAATATGCAGATGCACAAACTTTATTTGCTATTGCTAAACCACCTGCTACAGAAGCATCACCTGATACTCCAAAGGTTTGTCCTACAAATAAAGTACCATCTATTTGAGCAGCACTAGTAGCTAATTGTAATGCTGTGTTACCGGCATCACCATCTTGTATTGTTGTTAATGTTCCTGTAATTCCTGTATTCGCAGAAGTAGCTACTTTAAGTAACTGCTTATACGTGTTGTTTATTAGTCTTCCTGTTAGTGTACTCATATTGAATCCCAATCCCTACCTATTTGTGTTGTGTCGTCATTCCATGTTAATTGTGTTGTATTCCATATTGCATTTCTACCACCATCATCTGGTCTAGCATTTCTAATTACAGGGTCTTCACTAACATTAGGAGCTTTATTTTGTGGATGATTATGTAAATCATATCGACCATCAAAACAAGTAGGAC